ACACTTTAAAGCAACCATTAAAAATAAAATGCATATCTTTGATATAACACCCTAAGTTACGACAAGGGATCACAAAGTAGAAAGACTAATAATCAAATGCTTCTAACGCTTAGTAAGAGAGACAACGAATGGAGAAAAATTGCACTTAAAATTAGTGGGAACAAACAAACAGCCGACGAAATTGTACAAGAGATGTATATTAAAATTCATCGTATAAACCCAACTAAAGCAAACACCTCTTATGTAAGTTACTGTATGTATCACATATACTTAGCAATGATTAAGAACGACAAAAAGAAATGCGATATATTAGAAACCTCAAAAGCAACAATCCAAACAGACGGAGTAACCGACAAAGAGAGATTAATACTAAACAAATTTAACTCACTACCTTGGTATCAAAAAGAATTAATACTAGAGGCTGATACAAAGAGTCTAAGGCAGATAGAAAAAGAATTTAATGTAGATCATTGCTTCGTGCATAGAACGGTTAAAGAGGGATTAAAAAAGATATTATCAAATGGCTAAAAAACTAAAAAGCAAAAGAAACCTACTAAACAATATCAAAGTAGGAAACAATGCAGCAAAGTCTTTCACCCTAAAAGAGCTAAACTCTTGGAAAGATTACACTAACAATAGAACTTTAGTACTAAGCGAAGAGCAAACTAAAATGATTAGCAAACTATACGCTAAGACTTTTTCTCTTCCTTACTTCGAAGCACCAAAGAACACAAGCCAAAGACCTACACTAAAAATGATAGAACGTCTCGATAAGGTGTTTGAGACGTATATTAATTAATTAATTTATATTAATTATGGATAAGAGAAAAAATAATGGGGGTCATAGCACAAAAGGAAAGGCTGGAAGGAAGCCTAAAGCAGATGAAATAAAGATCATCGAGCAGATGGATGCGGTGACAGCTCCCAAGGCAGTTTGGCAAAAGTTATTTGAAAAATGCAACGAAGGAGATATACAAGCAATTAAGACTTGGTTAAATTATCGCTTCGGTATGCCTAAGCAAGTAATAGACCAAAACAATACACACGTATTAGATGGTTTTGATATAAAGAGTCTTTATGATAGAAAGGCACAAGAGTAAATGGGATGCTTTAGGAAATGATACTCGCTTCTTTGTTTTAACGGGTGGGCGTGGTTCTGGAAAGTCTTTTGAGGTTGGTAGGTTTACCAGCCTTTTGTCGTTTGAGACAGGGCATAAGATACTTTTCACAAGGCAAACAATGACTTCAGCGGGGCTTTCAATTATTCCAGAGTTTCAAGAGAAGATTGACTTATTAGAATTAAACGGCTGCTTTGGTGTTAAACGAAGCGAAATAATAAATACAAGGTCTAATAGCGAAATAATATTTAAAGGTCTTAAAACATCTTCAGGAGATCAAACGGCTTCTTTAAAATCATTGCAAGGTGTTACGTGTTGGATATTAGATGAGGCGGAAGAGCTTGTAGATGAAACCATATTCGACAAAATCAATCTATCTATAAGGCAAAAGGGTGTACAAAATAGGGTCATACTTATACTCAACCCAGCAACTAAGGAGCATTGGATTTACAAACGATTCTTTGAGCGTACAGGAGTTAAGGCTGGATTTACAGGAGTGCATAATAATGTTACATACATCCACACTACTTACAAGGATAATATTGAGAATCTAGATCAATCATTCTTAGATGAAGTTGAGTTAATTAAAAAGAACAATCCTAAGAAGTACGAACACGTTATTTTAGGGGGTTGGTTAGATAAGGCTGAGGGTGTAGTATTTACAAATTGGGAGTTTGGAGAGTTTAACCCCGATAAATTACAAACGTCATTCGGTCAAGATTACGGGTTTAGTATTGATCCCACTACTTTGGTGCAGGTAGCTATTGATAAGACTAAAAAAAGGATATACCTCAAAGAGCACCTTTACAAAGCGAAACTAACAACAACCGAGATAGCAGTAATAAACAAGGATAGGGCTGGCAACGGTTTGATAATTGCCGATAGTGCAGAGCCAAGACTAATAACAGAGCTAAAAAGAATGGGGTGTAATATCTCAGGAGCAAAAAAAGGGGCTGGTAGTATTAGTGCGGGGATAGCAATGATGCAGGATTACAAGCTCATTGTATCTTCAGATAGTCCAAACATCGCAAAGGAGCTGAATAATTATGTTTACTCAGATAAAACAAGTAAGTTATTTGTAGATTCATTTAATCATATTATAGATGCAGTTCGTTACAATGTATCGTTCCATCTTATGAATGGAGGGTCTCCAGAAATACGCTAAAAACAAAAACACCATTTTTTCATTATATAAGTATGAAGGTTACAATACCAGAGAATCTAAAAGATATTACGCTAGAGCAGTTCCAAAAGTACGATGCGTTAAACAAGCGTGAGAATATCAGCGACCTAGAATATAACAAACGTTGTATTTCTATCTTCACAAATTTGCCTTATAGAGACATAACCAATATTAAGAACACGGACTATGAAGGTTTACTTTTAGATATTGCCAAGGCATTACAAACTCCAGCACCATTTCAAAATAGGTTTACGCTTAATGACATTGAGTATGGATTCATTCCAAACCTTGACAAGATTACGCAAGGCGAATGGGTAGATATGGGTGAGTATCAAACCGAGGTGAAGGACTACAATAAGCTAATGGCTATCTTGTTTAGGAAGGTCACTAAGATTGACAAGTTTGGAAACTATGATATTGAGCCGTACGAAGGTACAAAGGATAGAAGCGAGGTATTTAAAGATATGCCAATGAATATTGTAAACGGGGCTTTAGGTTTTTTTTTGACTTTATCACAGGAATTAGAGACAGCTATCCAGAAATCTACAATGGAGGAACTAGCGAAGGCTCAAAGACATCAGACTATTTTAAAAAGTGGGGATGGTATGCAAGTATAGTAGACCTAGCAAAAGGTAAGATATGGAAGGTAAACGATATACTAAATCAAAACATACACGAGGTACATTACTTCCTTGCGCATAAGATTGACAAGCAGAAACTAAAAGCCAGACTAAGGCAAAAAGGAAATACGATAGAGCTATGAATCATTACACGCAACTTCTTTACTACATCAAACAACTTGCTGAGTCTGATCCTTTGGTTAACACGGTTGTTAAGGACACGCAAAACATCGACCTACAAAAAAACAATATCTATCCCTTAGTTGAAATATCAATTACGGGAGGTGGATTTTCTAACGGTTCGGTCGTTACTTTCGATGTGGAAGTGGCGTGTATGGATATTAGAGATACGAATAAGGAAGTAATTACAGATAAGTTTTGGGCACAGGATAACGAGGTGGACAATCACAACACTACCCACGCTATTTTGAACCGTATGTGGACGTCAATGTATAGAGACTTCGAGAGTAATAACATAACAGCAAGTGAAAACCCAACACTAGAGAAAGCAACACACCAAGAACAAAACAATTTGGACGGGTGGGTAGCATCTTTTACAGTTGAAGTGCCTAATACAGACCTAAACCTATGCTCGTAGATGATGCTTTAAATAGATTTGGCAAGTCATTAGTTAAAGAGAGTCGAAAGAACTTGACTAAGGATGGGAAAAGGGCTTCTAATAAGCTGTACAAGTCTCTTGAATATGATGTAGATGTACATAAAAACTCTTTTTCTTTTACATTCTCAATGGAAGATTACGGGGATTTTGTAGATAAGGGGGTTCGAGGTGCTGGAGGTGTAAGGAAAACAACGAGTAAGTTTAAAAGCAGAAACAACAAAGGCAAACTTTGGAAGATAAAAGGTAAGGGGTCAAAGTATAAGTTTGGTAAGTCGGGCGGTATTAGTCCTAAACACTTTACAGCGTGGGCAAAGTTAAAGGGATTAAGTCCTTTTGCGGTTGCTAAGTCAGTTTATCATCAAGGTATTGATACAACAGAGTTTTACAGCAAGCCTTTTGCATCTGCTTTCAAGAGATTGCCTGATGAATTATTAGAAGCGTATAGTTTAGATTTAGATGAATTTTTAGAATTTTCAATAAAATGATACTAACAAGATCACCATATTATAAAAGCGTTCCTTGGGTTCGTCCTAGCGATAGCGCAACCGTAGATAGTTACACCTTAGAGTTATTCATATGGACGGGCGGTAAGGTTGCGGATTTACCAGCAACGGCCACCTACTCAATACTAAAGGAAAACATTGAAGCAAGCACGGGAACTGACAAGATAGATATTGCAAGGCTTGTTAACGACTTCATAGAAAACATCGTTGTAACTGATAGCCTTACGGGGTTAAAAGCAACGGGTTCAAGTGTATGGGTAAAGCACCAAGTAGTTTATAATTTCGGAGGGGATTTAAGTACTGAGTTAGTTGTAACTGATTACGCTTCTCAAGGTTATGGATATGGAAACGAGGGAGAAAACTACCAAGCAACAAGCGACTTATTAAGCGATACTTTGGAGGTGGATGTTTACCAAGGCGGTAACGTTATGATACCTATTTTGCGAGCCAATAGAGACCTAACAGTAACAAGTAGTCCAGATAACACCTTCGCACAAGTAGCAACGATTACAGCGAGTTTAGAAAGCACTAACAATATAAGTGTTTTTAATATCGACTTAACCGAGTATGCGCTTGGTGAGAATTGGATAAATGTAAACTATGATGGTGTTGATTTTGTCGCATACATTAGAGACGAATGTTTGTACACACCTATTGAGGTTCAATTTATAAATAGATACGGGGCAAACCAAACTATAACATTCTTTAAGCAAAAGAGGGATAGTATTAGCGTTATGGGTTCAATGTACGAAAGTTCCTTCGCTCAGCCGAGTACAGGAACACACCAATTTGTTAAGTATAACTATAACGGCAAAAGTAAATTTGAAGCGAGTACAGGATTTATAGAGGAATCTGCTAACGAATTAGTTAGGCAGTTGATTTTATCGGAGCAAGTGTGGGTGGATGGTGTGCCTGTCAATGTAGAGACCAAAGACATTGAATATAAAACACAAGTAAATGATCGCCTAGTGAATTACACTATGGTATTTTCTAACAGTTACAACGAAATAAACACAATTTGATAACTAGGATTTACATATCGGGTGAAGAAATTAATCTTTTTGAGGATGAAAGTATAGACGTTAACTCGTCCATTACTGATGTAGCCGACATTAAGAAAACAACTACGGACTTTTCGAGGGATTTTACTGTTCCCGCATCTTCTAAGAATAACCGAATATTCAAACACTACTACGATGCCAATATAGAAAACAGTTTCGATGCTCGTACAAAGGTAGTAGGGCGTATTGAGTTGTACAATGTACCTTATAAAACAGGTAAATTTAGATTATTAAAGGTAAATGTTAAGAAGGGGAAGCCTGAGAGTTATACTATTAACTTTGTAGGGAACTTAGTAGACATAAAAAAAAGTGTAGGGAAAGACGAACTATCAGACCTCAAAGATCAATTATCGGTATATGACCACGACTTCGATGGTGATACAGTTAAGTCGGGTTTATTCGGGTCGTTGTTTAGTGGCGATATTATTTACACGCTCAACCCTAAGAAGCAATACTTTTACAATCCTGATCCAGCAGATAACACCGAGTTAACAGAGATATCGAACATTGCAGATAATGGAGGGTCAGAAATTCACGGGGTAAGATTTAGCGACCTCTCACCGAGTTTAAAAGCGATACGCATACTTGAAGCAATAGAGACAAAGTACAGCCTTACATTTAGTCGAGACTTTTTTGGTACATCATCTTTTAATAAGTTGTACCAAACAGTAACCAACAAGAAAGATAGTATTTCTGGAGGAAGTCAAGAGGTTGATTTCGATGGTGGCGATAGTGCAAACGTTTCTTTTATAACTAATACGGGAAGTTTCCTATGTAGTGCATCGAGTGCAAGCAATGACAATATAAGCTGGAGACTCTACCTTTTAGTACGTCCTTCAATTGGTTATGAAGATGTAGAGTATAGTGTTAAAACTATAATAGACGGCAATGAGTCTGCAAACGAACCAGGGGTTAATAATGAATCTTTTAATGAAACGTTAAGCGTAAACGGATCACAAACCTTTGCAGTAAAATATGAAGTTTCAGCGAGTGAAGAGTTTAAATACTCATGTACGTTTACACAAAGGAGATATAGCACAGAGACAGGATTTTTAACTGTTACTTCTTACGTAACGACTGCATCTGAAAACACGCTAGAGAGTATATTTGTAACTGCAAACAATCTACCTAAGATTAAAGTTATTGATTGGCTTGTAGGTTTGTTTAAGGCTTTTAAGTTGGTTATAATTCCTCAGGACGATGGCACTTTTTATGTAGACACTTTAAACAGATATTATTCTAAAGGTAAAATATACGACATCACAAAGTATATTGATTTCGAGAGTTATGATGTTAGTCGGGGTGAGTTGTTTAGTGAGATAAATTTCAACTTCGAAGAGCCAGACACAATATTGAATCAGGAGTTTGCAAAGAATAACGGGTTGGCTTATGGTGATGAAGAGTTAAAACTAACAGACCAGCCAAACGGTTTAGGAGAGCCGTTGGACGGTGATAACTACGATATAGAAGTGCCTTTCGAGACAGTTGTATATGATAGGCTTAACAATGTAGAGACTAACGAACGTACCAATATAATGTACGCTCCATTTATTAGTGAAGATAGAGAAGCGAGTTTCCCAAAGACTAACTTTTTTTACAACATACCACAAAACACAACAGCAACACCCATGCGTTACATTACTAATAATAGTGTAATTCAATCAATAGCGGGAAGTATAAACACGGCTTTCCATTCTGATAGCGTGTTGGGTGGCGGTGATGCTTTTATATTTTCTAGTGAGTACAGCGAGTGGAGTGGAAACCTTATAGACTTCAATCTATACACTAACTATCACCAGAGATACATAGATAGCATCTTTAGTATTAAGCGTAGAAATTATAGTTTTTCAGCAGTATTGCCTATGTGGTTAGCGACTACCTTAAACCTTAACGATGTTCTAAAAATCAAAGGTAACTACCACAGGATTGATAACTATACCACGAATATAAACAACGGAAAGACAAACTTTAAGTTAATTAATAGCTTTGCTAATGACCTTAGTAACTTAGTGGATGGAAATACAACGAAGTATACAGGCTATGCGGAAACTACCGAAACAATAAGAACGAATAGCGAAAGTACTGCCGTCTCTCTTGTAGATATAGGTTTTGGTACTGCTTGGGCTACGTTTACCATTGTGGGGGATAACGTAAATGTTACCGCTTCAGAGAATAACACAGGAAGCGATAGAAGTATTTTGATAAACTTAACAGATGGAGACGGTAAAAGAACGGAAACAGATGTTTTATTTATACAGGAAGACGGGAATATAACGGCAGACAACACATTAATAACAGCAGATAACACAATAATAACAGCAGACAATGGCTAAAGAAATAATAGGAGTAGGAACAGTAGCGAACGATGGAACGGGTGATAATTTCCGCGCGTCAATGGTAAAAGCAAATAACAATTTTACCGAGTTGTATTTAAAGAAGAGTGGTTTTTTAGATTATAACGACGCAGCAACGGCAATAACACCAATATCCGTAACTGGCGGTGGAGGTTTTATTTATTTAACTAATGACGGTTTAGGGTCTTTTACCAACAAGACATACCCTCCTAGTGGTGTTAATGATGTATGGGATTCGTCTACTAATGCTTTTGATTTTTCAGAATTAAACTTGGGATCTGTAATTCATTACAGGATAGATTTGAATATAACTACAACCGCAGCAAATCAAGAGGTTAATATTCAAATAGAACTAGCAATAGGAGCCAACGTATATTCTTTGTCCGTAGCTCAAAAACAATATAAAACTGCTGGAACTTATCCTGCGGTATTCGCTAATTTTATATACATTGGCGATTCTAACACATTAGACAACCCTGGCAAGTTTAAAATATCTTCACCGAACAACGCAACCGTTGTCGTAAATGGTTGGGTGTGTGATATAAACTTATATTAATATGATAACAGATATAATCAGAGTACTACAATCCGATGATTTTTACAACGTTGGGAAAAGTGTAGAGATAGCGAAGGGGAAACATCAATATATTTCATCTTGGAAAATTGGTAAACAAAAAATACTAAGGCAATGGCGATTAAGAAGGAAATAGAAATTGTACTCGATGCTGACAAGGCTACCGCTGATGCTAAAAAGTTTGGCAATACTTTAGAAGGCGTTGATAAGGAAGCTAAAAAGGTTAGTGACTCAGTTGGTGGGGTTGCTGACAATGGCGGTGCTATTGCAATATTAGACAGTCTAACGGGTGGACTCGCTACAACTTTAAAGGATGCTTACGAAGCATCGAAACTTTTTAACTTCTCGTTAAAGGCTACAAGGGGCGCGCTAATCGCAACAGGGATAGGCGCGTTTGTTGTGGCATTGGGTTTGGTCGTTGCTTATTGGGATGAAATAGTAGACTTTATTACTGATGCCAACAAGGAACTAGAGGAGCAAAATAAACTATTAGATAAAGGTGTTGAGTTGTTGAAGCTCCAATTGGCTCAAAACGACCTACTAATAAAAGCATATAAAGCCCAAGGGAAAGAAGTGGATGGTTTACTTACTAAAAGTGATAAACTACTTCAGACAGAGCAGCTTATATTACTAAATAAATTAGAAAACCTTAGAACCCTAAGACTATCGGCTATCGAAGATGCCAAAAGGGTAACGCTAGCAGAAAAACTGTCGAGAGCCTACACTTTAAGCGGAGGAAAAGAAGGTGGCGGTATAATCACAAAGGAAGAACAGGCAATAATAGATGATTTTAATACTCAAATTATATCATTAACAAATGAATTAATAGCTTTAGGTATTGCTAGAGAGGATTTAACAAGAGAGGATATTGTAACACCTAAAGACTCAGGAAGTAAACCAAAGGTAAAGGCGGTTGCTGGAGGATTAAAGAGTGAAGGAATAATTGACTCAGGCAAAGAGGAGAGAGAAAGAGAGGTAAAAAGGCTTTCTGATATATTCGAAATAAGAGAGAGGTATAGACTTCTTCAAGAAGAAGCGGATGCGATAAATCAATTAGAAAAAGACGAATTATCAAAAGATAGGGCGTTAATGGAGTTGGAAGCCCTTAATGCTACCGAAGCGCAAAAGGCAGAGGTTATAAAATTTTGGGACGACAAAATCCTTGAAGATAAAAAAGAATTAGCCGACAAAGAAATAGATAACGAAGAAATTAAATCCGAAGCTATTAGGGGTGTGCAAAATGCTTCTTTAGATGCTGCAACGGCTGGATTCAATTTATTAGCTAGTCTAAATGAGAAAAGCAAAGGTCTACAAGCTGTAAGTATAATTGCAGAAAATGCTGCGGGAATAGCCAAAAATATAATAAATACAACTGCTTCAAATGCTAGGTTAACATTAGAGACAGGGGTCGCTGCTCCAGCGGCAATAGCAGCAAACAATATACGTATGGGAATAGGTATAGCAGCATCCATTGCCGCCACAGTTAGAGGGTTATCCCAATTAGGAAAGTCAGGTGGTGGCGGTGCTGTTACAAGTGGCGGCGGTGGCGGTGTTTCTGCACCTAGTTTTAACTTAGTAGAAGGAAGTGGAACAAACCAAATAGCACAAGGTTTACAAGGTCAAGATGAACCCGTGAGGGCTTACGTAGTTTCTGGAGACGTTACAACAAGTCAATCGTTAGAACGTAATATACAAGGAGATGCAAGCTTAGGCTAATTAACAAAAAATGAAACAAAACACTACAAATCATATTATATAAGTAATGAAAACCTACAAAGCAATATTTAAGGAAGAAGAAACGGAAGGGGTATTTGGTATCTCTTTAGTTCACGATCCAGCAATGAAGGGGCAATTTATCGCGCTATCTAAGCACGAGAAAATACAATTTAAAGCATTAGACGAAGAGAAGAGAATCCTAGTAGGTTTAGTATTAGAGCCTAACAAACCTATTTATAGAAACCAAAACGGACATGAGTTCAATATTGTATTCGACGAACAAACCGTTAAAGATTTATCATATAATTTTTTCAAAGCAAACCACCACCAAAATAGCAGTATAGAACACGAAACGCCTATTGATGGTGTTACGTTTGTTGAGTCGTGGATTGTGGAAGATACAGAAAAAGACAAAAGTACTGCATTAGGGTTATCATATCCTAAAGGCAGTTGGATTGCTGCAATGAAAGTAGATAGTGACGAGGTGTGGAGCAATTATGTAAAAGAGGGCAAGGTACTAGGGTTTAGTATAGATGCAATAATCAAATTAGAAGAAGTAGAAATGGAAAAAACAGAACAAAAACTAAGTGCAAGCGAAAAGTTTGTATCGAGTCTTAAAGATGTTTTAGGATTAAAGGCAGAACCTGCCGCAGTAGAACCTGCGGTTGTGGTTGCTCTTGGGTCAGCTAAAACTAAAGATGGAGAGGTTACCGTAGAATGGGAGGGTGAAGAATTAGCAAAAGATGTTAAGGTATTCGTTACAACTCCAGAGGGTGAGAAAATCCCTTTACCTGCGGGAACTTACGAAATGGAAGACGGCAATCAGGTAGTAGTAGCTGAAGAGGGTATTGTATCGGAGGTTATGCCTGCCGCTGCTGCCGAGAAGCCGATTGAAGAAATGTCACAAGAAGAAGTTGGTGATGCAGCACCAAGTGAAGAGAGTTTGGAAGATGTGATTGAAAGGATTAAAAAAATCACAGTTCAGTACTCAACACAAGTAGACGAAAAAGCGAAAGCGGAAAACGTTGAATTTATCGCACTTAAAAAGCAAGTCGATGAACTAAAGGTGGAGCTTGCAAGTCTTAAAGAAGAGCCAGCAAAACCAACTATTAAGTCTCAACCTACACAGGTGGAACTTAGTAAGATGTCAAACTATGAGAAACTAAAATACAATAGAGGAAAATAGTATGGCAAAGTTAAACACAAAAAATCCTTTTGAAAAAGGTGTTACTTATGAATCCTTTTTGGCAAACGTAAAAGGAAAAGTAACCGTTGATAGTCTTATCAAAGATTTGAAACTAGACCAAGATTCAGAAAATTGGCTAAAAGAAGAATTAAACAACTATAAAAACAAATAAAAATGGCAGTAGTGTTTTCAGGTACTAAAGTACCACAATCAGAGATCGAAGAGATCCAAATGGAAATATACGCGGATTGGGGAACCTTTCGCGATGCGGACGTAGATATTAGCGAAGGGCATAAGTCTGGAGCAGATGTATATGAAAGCAAAGTATCAGTTAATATGCTAGCGCACAGTACAGATGCGGTATCCGCTGGTAGTGATGTATTAGGTGTTCAAAAATCAGTAGTAAACTTAACTAAGATTATGTTTGCTGATACTGTAAATTATGAGACTCTTTTAGATACTCGTTTCGAGCGTTCTATGCAAGCTGGAGCATTTAACACAGTATCAAGTGAATTTGACAATAAAGTGTTACAACAAGTATCGCCAGCTATTGCACAAACAATGGAGTCGGTTTCTTGGGATGGTGCAACAACTGCACAAAAGGCACTTATCGCTGGATTAACTCCGGGGGCTGCACAAGGTAGCATATCGGCTGGAGCGCAAACATTAGCAGCAGCAATGCCGACTAATTTAGTAAACTCATTGCCAGCAATTATCTTGCACAATGATTCACAAAGTAAGGACACGCCTGGGGCTGGATTAGGAGACTACAAAAAAGTACTTTCTATTGCTACAATTACATCTTCAACTATTGCAGCTGAATATGCTAAACTGTACGCAACTTTAGATCCTAAAGTATTAGCAATGGAGGAAGTAATTATTTACGCTCCTTTAGCTCATAGACAATTGATGAAGATTGCTAACAACTCAGTTGGTGCAGCATCTAATCAAAACTTTTTATTCGAAGGGGATAAAGCATCTTACAACGGTGTAGAAGTGAAGTTTAAGCCTTTAGTTGGGTTTATGATTGCTTCGCCAGCGAAGTATCTTAAAATACTTATGGACTTAGCATCTGATGTATCTCACTTAGAGACAGGGAAGATGTCTAACGGTTCAGAAGAGTACTTCTATAAGAATGTACAGGCGTATGCAACTTGGTGTACTAACCAACGTTATATTACTCTTTACGGAGGATAGAAACTAATTTAAGGGGGTCTTAATTGATCCCCTTTATAAAACCTTTATAATTATGGCATGTGATATTACATCTGGAAGAGCTGGAAAGGTTTGTAAGGATAAATTAGGGGGCAATAGTTCTTTATATATTTTCAATTTTGTAGCAGATCCTTTTACGGTTGTATCTGGAGAAGCAACAGGGGTCAATCCACTTCTTACAACTGTTTACGAATTTGGACTAGAGGGCGATGGTAACACATTAACTCAGGACAAAGGCAGCGACAGGAATACAGGAACGAGTGTAAATACTTCTACTTTGGTAGCGGTATTAAAAACTTTGGACGCTGCGACGAATACTACATTTAACTTGTTATCTGCTGGTTATCCACAGGCGGTTGTAAAAGATCGAAATGGAAACTACCACGCAATAGGATTGGATGATGGTATTGATTTTGCGATTAATGCACAAACAGGAGGGGCAAAGACTGATTTAAATGGTTATACCATTACAGGAACTGCAACGACTGCAAACCTTGCACCTATTTTAGACTCAGCAACTGTAACGGCTTTCTTAGCTTTAGTAGCAGTATAAGCAAATTTTTTTCATAGTATCAAAGACTCTATTAAAACAAATAGGGTCTTTTTTCATTATATAGATATGGTAGTAGTAAACTCAACTGAAGACACACATAGACCTAAGGTAGTACCTAGGTTTGCTCCTTCGAGCATTGTCGTATTAGAACTTTACAACGAAACTACAAGAGAGGTTAGCACACCTTCAAATCTATACCTTTACATTGATGGTATAATGACTTTTACTTTTAACTTTATTTTTGATGAAGATAGTAAGTATCAGATGAAGGTAACGGAGGATGGTAATGTAGTTTTTAGAGGTAAACTAATCGCTATCAATCAAGATGCACAAAATTATGATCCTTCACAGGGTCTTTATACGTACAGCACTATATGAGCAACGAGATAAAACTAATAACCCTAAGCAGCTATGTGCGTCCTGAAGTAAAGGAAAACAAGTTTAAGGATTGGGTAATGAATGGAACTAAAAACGAGTTCTATCAGTACATTATCGATAGGTATAATGGCAGTCCTACAAATGCAGCGATTATAAACTCGTATGTAGATTTGATTTACGGGCGTGGACTTCACGCAAAGAACGCTGCAAGTAATGTAAGTCAATGGGCTAAATTAAAGAGTGTATTAAAATCTTCAGATGTTAGGAAGATAATTTCTGACTTTGAGTTGTTCGGGGAATTAAGTATGCAAGTAACCCAAACAAAGGGCAAAGACTTAGCATCGATTACACACGTTCCTAAACAGCGTGTAATACCTTCAATCGAGAATGAGGAAGAAGTAATAGAGTTCTATTGGTATTCAAAGAATTGGGCGAGACATACACTGCCAGAAAACAAGCCTAAAGACTACCCATCTTTCAACGGTAAAAAACAACCTCAATCTATTTATGTAGGTAAGCCGTACAAGGCTGGAAAAAATTACTTTGCTGATCCTGATTATTTGGCTGGTATGCCTTATGCGGAAATGGAGGAAGAGATTGCAAACCTTTACGTTAGTTGTATTAAAAACGGTTTAAGTGCTGGGTATATTATTAACGTACCAAACGGTCAAACTTGGGATACAGAAACAAAGGACAAATTTGAGAAAGCGATTAAGGCTAAATTAGTAGGAAGCCCGAATGGAGGAACTTTTGTAATATCATTTAATGGGGATGAAAAAGAGACGACGGTAGAAGCTATCCCTGTTAATTCAAACGTACATAAGCAATGGGAGTATCTAACACAAGAAGCTAGACAACAACTTTTAACAGCCCACCGTGTAACGTCTCCAATGCTATTTGGTATTAAAGACAATACAGGACTAGGAAACAATGCCGACGAATTAGATACAGCAGAGGCGCAACTAATGAAGCGAGTAATAGCACCTAAACAAAGGTTTGTACTAGACTGCTTTACTGAGATACTAGAGCTTTACGACATTAACTTAGACCTTGAATTTTTACCACTTACTGAGATAGTAGAGGAAACCACGGACACTAAGAGCGTTGAGTTATCTCAAAAAAAAAATGATCTCGACACTTTCATAGCGTTGGGTGATGATTATGATAGTAATGAAGATTATCATTTAGTTAACGAGAGTGAGGTCGACTATGAAGAAGAGGAAAAGTTATCTTTAAAATTTGCGAGTACAGGAACAGCACGACCAAATGCAAATAGCGAACAGGACAACGAAAATATAGTAGTAAGGTATCGATATGTAGATTCTAAGGGTAATACTAAAAAAGAAAGTGCGACGGGTGAAAGAGGGTTTTGTAAAAAAATGTTAGCAGCGGGTAAGGTTTATCGAAAAGAAGATATTTTGCAAATGAGTAGTAAGGTTGTTAACGATTTTTACGTAAATAAAGAAGGTAGAACAATCGGCTGGGGGCTTAAAGGAGCAACAACCTACTCTATTTGGTTGTACAAAGGCGGTGGAAACTGTCATCACAAATGGAACAGGGTAATTTACCTAAAAAAAGGCGCAAAAATTGACGTTAATAACCCATTAGCCGAGATAATTAGTACATCTGAAGCAAAAAGAAGAGGGTATAAAGTAGAAACTAACGAGAATTTAGTAAGTATTGCGCCTATTAATATGCCTAATCAGGGCTTTGTAAACAAATAGTATGGCATTATTATTAATAACACCACTAGAAATAACCACAACCACCATATTAGGGGGTAATGTGGACACAAATAAGTACGAATTTATTATTGAATCGGTACAAATTTCAGTCATTGAACCGTTACTAGGTACTGAATTGTACGATAAAATAGTTACAGAGGTAGGGAATGAGACAATTACGGGCGATTATTTAGAGTTATTTACACAATTTGTCAAGCCTATAACTAAATATGAAGCATTAGCGGAGTATGTGGAGGTGGGTAGTTTAATGGTATCAAATGGCGGTATATTCAAAAATACACCCGAAAATGCAGAGACAGCGAGCGGTACAGAGGTGCAAAACTTAGCCGACAAATATCACGGATTAGGCGAATTATACGCTAATAGGTTTGAAAAGTGGATAGGATTAAAGAACATACCAGAGTATAAGACTGCTCAGGACGAAGTAAATGCACAAGATATAAACACTAGGACGGGATGGCATCTTTAAACGAAGGATATTTAAGGGGTTGCAAGGATGGATCAGGAGGTGTAAAGTCTTTTTGGTTATTCCCTTGGGTTAAGTATTCTCGTAAAGTTATTGAACGTAACGGCATAGAGTTAACGGCTTTCCCTAATAACACTATTTATAAGTTTGAAGGCAATTTCTCTTCTAGTTTTACGGATGCTGCTAGTTTTGATAAAAACGGTGAGAAGTTTGACCAGACTTTAAATGTGACTTTTACTAAGATGGCTAATACATTTTATTTTGAGAATGTAAGAGAGCAATTGTTACGGGCGGTGGTCTTAGACAACAATGGTAACTATTGGTTATTAGGTCAAGACAACGGACTAAGAGCAACGCAATACCAAAAAGGAACAGGAAGCAGTAAAGGTGAGTTAAACGGTTATACATTAGCTCTAAGTGGTTCAGAAAGACTAGAAGCACCTTATATGTCGAGCATAGATATTTTAACGGGTACAGGGGCTAAATTTGATAGCACACTAATAACATTTGATAATACATTAATAACATTTGATTCATTATAAGAAATGGCAAAGCAAACGATAGGAATAGGAACAACCGCTAACGATGGAACGGGTGATCCAATTAGAACGGGCGGGGATAAGATTAACGACAATTTCACAGACCTTTATAATAGAACGGACGGCAATAGTCCACATCAAGTTATTACAGCCCGTGTAAATTGGAGCGACCTTTCTGCGGAATTTCAAGAACAGGATCTAATTTGGGCTGCGGTTAATGCTGATTTAACACATATCGTTAAACACGATCACGACTTACAGTTTAGAACGGTGCGGAAGGTTTACGGTCAAGCTGGAAGTATAAAAACCTATGACGTATATGAGACTTATTGGCAGCTTAGAGATAAGCTAACAGTAGTTAACGGAAATAATGTATCTCTAGGGTTGGGAAACACCCAACTAGACAGTACTAATGGATTCTTAGTTTTCGCTGGGCGAAAGGTTACTAAAGTTATAGATGGTGTAGTTCAAGAGGGAGGATTTACAAGAGACTTTGGAGCAACAGGAGCAACGCCTATTGAAGATAGCGTAAACGGTGGAGCGATTGCTTACCCTAGTAAGGGGTTATACTTGTTTAAGGGGAACGATGGAGTAGATGATTACTTATAC